GGATACACAGTCTTTGGCTTTGATGTATCGCCTTCGCGCCGTAACGCTTCGCTGGTGGCTGGTCAGATCTTGCCTGACGGTCGAATTGGAGTTGGCATATTGCAGACATGGGAGTCACAACTCTCGGTAGATGACTTAAAGATTGCCGCTGATATAAAAGGTTGGGCCGATGAATACCGACCTCGCCAGATCTGCTTCGATAAGTACGCAACAGCCTCGATCGCTGAAAGATTATCTAATGCTGGCTGCGTAACCCAAGATGTATCTGGTCAACAATTCTATCAAGCTTGCGGTGATCTCTTAGATGGATTGATAAATCATCGAGTAGTCCATAATGGCCAAGCCAACCTAATCCAACAGATGAATAATTGCGCCGCTAAGGTAAATGACTCGGCTTGGAGAATTGTTAAACGAAAATCCGCCGGTGACATCTCTGCACCGATAGCCCTTGCCATGGTTGTATCAATGTTAATGAAACCCCAACAGGTAGCGCGTATCTTCGAGGGATAAACTATATCTAGTGTATAATATCCTTCTATGGCTATCTTTGGGCGTAAAAAAGAAATTAAAGCACAGGTTAATCCTGCTGTATATGACGCGCCTTTCGGATCTTCCTACGCAATGGGAATGGGCGGCTGGAACAACTGGGCTTCGCCAATCGATCGTCAAGCAGCCGTCTCGGTTCCAGCCGTCAACCAATGCTTAAACCTTATTAAAGGAACCGTTGCCGGTATTCCGCTTGAAGTTTATTCGACTTCTACTGGCGCAGAACTTCCAATGCCTACTTGGGTTCGTCAACCTGACTCCCGCGCTCCTCGATCAGTAACGATCGCATGGACTGTGGACTCGCTCATCATGTTTGGTCAAGCCTTCTGGCGCGTTACATCTGTTTATCAAGATGACCAGCGCCCAGCATCATTCGAGTGGATCCAGAATAACCGCGTTACTACAAAATTAGATACTCTTACTCAAGAAGTCGATTATTACATGATCAACGGAACTAAAGTTCCAGACTCAGGCGTTGGTTCACTTGTTACATTCCAAGCATTCGATCAAGGCGTTCTGGTTCGTTCTCAGCGCCTTATTAATTCTGCAATTCAAGCAGAAGAAGCAGCCAATATCGGTATTTCTTCTCCACAACCGACTGGATACCTTCGTAACCTTGGCGCTGACTTGCCAGACAATCAGATCCAAGGACTTCTTAACACTTGGAAAACAGCGCGCAAGAACCGTTCAACTGCTTATTTGACTTCAACTTTGGAATATGTTCCAACTTCATATTCTCCAATGGAAATGACTTACAACGATAGTATCGAAGAATTAGCGGCTCAAATTGCTCGCGCTTTTAATGTTCCGGCGCACATGATTAACGCTGAACATAATCGCAGTTCAACTTATCAAAATGTGCTTGACGCCCGAAAAGAGTTTTTTGCGTATACCCTTGCGCCTTACATCTGTGCGATAGAAGATCGCCTAAGTCTCGATGATATTACGCCACGCGGTCAAGAAGTTCGCTTTGCAGTAGATGAAACATTCCTACGCGCTAACCCAGCCGATCGCCTAGCGGTAACAGAAAAATTGTTATCTCTTAAATTAATTGATCTTAACCAAGCAAAAGAAATGGAAGGACTAACTCCAGATGGAAGCAACGAAGCAGATGCATCTAACATTCAGTAGTTCTATTGAAGCGGCAGACGGAGAACGCCGCATCATCTCAGGACAGATCGTTCCCTTTGGTGAAATTGGAAATACTTCCGCCGGTCGAGTTATTTTCGAGCGCGGTTCAATCCAGATCCCTTCAACTTCTAAAATTAAGTTACTTGCGCAACACAATACAAATGATCCTATTGGAAGGGCAAAGTCTTTTACTGAAACTCAATCAGGTATCAATGGCGTATTTAAGTTAAGCGCAGCAAGCAAAGCAACGGATTATTTACTTATGGCATCTGAAGGACTGATTGACGGTCTCAGTGTTGGCGTAGAAGTTATCGCATCTAAAGAACGCAAAGATGGCGTACTTATCGTTACCGCATCAGTTCTAAAGGAAGTATCACTCGTTGAGTCCGCCGCTTTTGGCGAGTTCGCGAAAGTATCACAGGTTGTCGCGCAGGCTGGCGGCATGGAAGACGATGCTGTTGAAATGACGATCGAACAGATCGAAGATGAACAGATCGCAAAGATTTCTGAGGCAGTCAAAGTCCTTGAGGAAACTCAAAAGATAGAGAAAGCTTTAGAACAAACCGAAACTCAAACAGAAAGTGAGGCAACTGTGTCTGAAGATACAACCGCCGCAACAACTGAGGCAGCAGCAACAGCGGAAGCCTCACGACCAATCATCAAGGCATCAACAGCCTATGGTGACGGAACAACACGCGTTCGTCATGGAATTAATTCCATGGGTCGCTACACAGAACACAAAATCAAGGCAGCACTAGGAGACAATGTTTCCCGCGAATGGGTTGCTGCATCAGAAGATCGCTCACTACTTACAGCGACAGATGCAACAATATCAAACAATGGTGCATTCAACCCTATCCAGTACCTTTCACAGTTTGTTTCTAACACAAACTTTGGTCGCCCAACAATCGATGCTGTAACTCGTCAGGCTGCGCCTGCTTCTGGTATGCAGATCAATATTCCGGCTTTGGTAACTTCAGCAGGTGGCGGTTCTGATACTGCTCCAACTGTTGCATCAAACCCACTCGACGGAACTGCTCCATCAGATACAGCAATGACTTCTGCTTATGAAACCGTTACTTTGGCTCGCTATGCTGGCCAACAGACGGTAGATTTGGCTTTACTTGAGCGCTCAGATCCGATTTTCTTTGATCAGTTGGCCATTCAGTTGGAGCGCGCATACCGCTTAACAACAGATGCAGCAATGATCGCAGTTCTAACTTCACAGGGAACACAAGCAGCAACTAAGGCAGCGACAGTTGCAGGTCTTATTGGATACATTGGTACAGAAGCACCAGCAGCATATAAGGGTTCTTCATACTTTGCATCTAACTTAGTTACTAACACCGATTGGTGGAGTACCTTAATTTCTGCAGTTGATACAACTGGCCGCCCAATTTTTACTGCTTCACAACCGATGAACTCCGGCGGACAAGCCGCTCCAACATCAATCAAGGGAACTTGTCTTGGACTTGATCTCTATGTTGATAAGAATGTAACTGCTGGTCTAATCGACGAGTCTGCATTCATTATTGCTCCAGAAACAGCAATGTGGTTCGAGTCACCAGAGGCATTCTTCTCTGTAAATGTTGTTTCTAACATGGCTGTACAAACAGCAATCTACGGCTATGGCGCAGGCAAGGTTCTTATCCCTGCTGGTGTTCGTCGCTTCAACCTAACCTAATAAAAATAGGCAACTAAGTACGCTGGCGGCCTAGCGCCCTTCTAGGCCGCCAGTCTTTAAGAAAGGAATATCATGGCAGCAACTTATGTAACCGTCGCGACTCTCAAGTCCGTACTCGGTGTCGGCAGCCTGTATTCTGACGCTGATCTTGAGTCTGCTTGCCAGACCGCGCAAGATATTCTTAATTCTTATCTTTGGTTTAATCAATTACCTGTTGTCGGTGCAACAATCCAAAATGGTATTGCGACTGCTGTGATCTCTAGTCCAATAAGTTTTTCAACAGGACAATCTATTGTGGTGGCTAATTCAGGTAATAAGTTCAACGGAACTCACACAATTACTGCAACTTATCCTTGGACTCAAGGTTCTGGATCATTCCCTTTATTTACATTATGGTTTCCATATAACTATTCTTCATTCCCACGCGGATATTCTTTAGTTCAATGGGTTGATAATGCTCATGCAGATCAGAACTATCAATTAATAGTTCCTTATGGAACCATTTCAGGCGCAGACACTAAAGATACCGGTTACGCTTCTACTCCAGCAATTAACCAAGCGGCTTTAATGCTGGCAGTCGATGTATGGCAGGCTCGTCAGGCTCCTTCATCTGGCGGCGTATCAGTCGATGGCGTAACTCCTTCGCCTTACCGCCTAGGTAACACAATGCTTGCTAAGGTACGCGGTCTTATTGCGCCTTACATGAACCCTCGAGCGATGGTTGGATAATGTCTACGCCAGCAATTTCAACGCTGCGCCAGACACTAGCGACAGTCCTAACGGCTAACACGACTTACCAAGTTTTTGCTTACCCGCCTGCAACGATCCAAGCCAATTCAGTTATCGTCATTCCTGACGATCCTTATATAACCCCATCTAATGACTCTTGGGCTACTGTCGGGCCTACTGCCAATTTTAAGTTAATGATTACTGTTCCACTATTCGACAATGCCGGCAACCTGCAAGGCATCGAGAATGCTGTCGTTACTATGTTCAATGCGCTTTACACCGCAACGACTAACGATACAATTTCTTACAATGTCGGCGATATTTCCGCTCCGCAAGTTCTATCTGTGGCGTCGGGAGACTTACTGAGTTGCGAAATGCAAATCAGCCTAATGACGAGTTGGAGTTAAAGACCATGAATGAATGGGAAAAAGAACAAGAAGCGTTCCTGATCAAGATTGGTCAGATCGCTCCGGCAGCAACTAAACCATCTACCAAGAAAGACGAGGAATAACCTAAATGGCAGTATTTCTAAACAA